TGTAGGATAAATGATATGAACACAAAAAATTCAATTATGGGTTGTGTGGGTTGTTATATATACTCCCGAGAAGGTGATGGGCCTATCTTTGTAGACGGCCATATTCGTCTATTCGGATATGTAATTATGCCTATTGAGAAGTTCAATCAACTAGTAGCAGAGAAGGACAAACTAAAGGAATTTTAATGGAAATTATTTGGCAGATTGTTGGATTTTTTATTGGGGCGGCAATTGGACTTGTGCTCCTCGAAGTGTTCTTTTATTTTATGGGTAAGTAACTAGGAGATTTAAATGTTTGAAGCAGCACTTAAGAAACTGAATGATTTGCGTCTGCAGTATACTCGTAAGAGTGTCGATGATATTGTTGCTGTATTTTCAAAAGCAGCAGAGGACCTTGCAAAGGTTCAAGAAGAAATGCATAAGGATGCAGCTGCTGTGTATGCAGAGATTTTCACCCTGCAAAATCTTCAGCAGATTATTGAAGAGGAAGCTGCGCGGGCTCAGCGTATTCGTGAGAAACTTTCAACCCTTGTTGAGTAAGGAGTAATATGTATCTAAAACCTGCTGGAATCCCCAATACCTTTGATGTGTTTCTTGGTGTGGGCTGGGATAACTGGTCCCGTGTTCAAGTCCGAGAGGACGGAACTGTTGTGCCTATCAAGGGAATCTCCCTTAACTCGCACTTCCGCCAGCACGTCCAGAATATTGTAAGCTCCCTGTTCTACTCTGATCTTCGATCTAAACGGAGAAAATAAATGGATCTCTTACTATCTTTGATTGGTCTTGTGGTTGTTCTGTTCCTGCTCACTAATATGTTTGGAGATTAGCAAATGATCTTCTACTGTGGGGAGTCTCCAGAGGCCCACCACCAGCGCATTTCCAACTGGCATGATTACTTCTGCTGGCTACCAATAACTGTTGGTATTTCGGAGGGCAGGTATCTCTGTGTTTGGTTGCAGACAATTGAGAGGCGGGATTCTGGGCGGTATACACACAAAGTAGATTTTAGTGGTGCTCTTATCCCCACCATTTACTGGGAATACAGGTTGAAAGAGAATGCTAGCTCTCGTTGATGCGGATGTAGTGCTACATAGAGTTGGCTACACCACTGACAGTGATCCTGAATGGGTAGCCAAGGCCCGCTGTGACGAGATGCTTGACGGCATACTCACAGCAACCAATGCAGATTCCTTCCGGCTGTATCTGTCTGACTCCCGAGATAATAATTGGAGACGCAAACTTTACCCTCTTTATAAAGAGAACCGTGTAAAGCAGAAGCGTCCTGTCCATTACGATTTTCTCAAGGAGCATTTGATCACAAACTGGGGAGCGAATATAGCCCTCGGCCAGGAAGCAGATGATGCTCTTGGGATAGACCAGCAGGTAACTTTTATAGACCCCTTTAAAATGTCCCCCATCAAGCCGGAGGGAGCCTCTTACAACAAATACATTGGAGCTACTTACTACACAGTTATCTGCTCAATTGATAAAGATCTACTCCAAGTCCCCGGCCTGCACTACAATTTCGTAAAGGATGAATGGATTGAGACCTCTGTCTGGAATGGTCTTGTTCGCTTTTATACTCAGATGCTTGTTGGTGACACTTCGGATAATATTCGAGGGTGCCGGGGGATCGGACCAGTCAAGGCGGAGAAAGCACTAGTCGGTTGTAACGGCGAGCTTGATCTATTTGAATCTGTGTATAACCTTTACCAGCAACAAGAACCGGATAAATCCACGGAGGATATCCTTGAGCACCTCCTGCTAATCGGGCGGCTTCTCCGTATCCGCCAACAAGAAGAGGAAAAACTTTGGACTTTCCCCAGGCAGTCACTAATAAAGGACGCATTTGCAGAATCTACACCCTAGACTCAGGAGATACACACCCTATCCACGGGGCGTATAGGTCTGGGGAAAGGTGGATTCCTATATCGTGGGCGGAGGACGGCTACTTGATATCAAAGAACCAACAATCGGATCTTGATATTTCGCTGTGGCTGGAGAAGTATAAACAAGGACAGTATGAAGAAGAACAACAACAAGCCGAGGAAGCCGAAGAAATCCAAGCAGACACATTCGGCAAAGCGTTTTAAATCTGGACTTGAGAGGGACTTCGCAGAGCTTCTTGTAAAGCATGGAGTATCTGCAGAGTATGAAGCAACTCGCTTTGAGTTCATCCGAGTAGGCCACTACACCCCCGACTGGAAGGTTTCCGACTCTCTGTATATAGAGACCAAGGGATACTTCTCTCCGCGTAACAGAGGGGACCTACTCTCGTTCAGGGAGCAGCACCCCAACGTAGAAATCTTTCTAGTCTTTAGTGCCCCGAACAACAGATTAACAAGCAAGTCAAAGACTACCTATGCCGAATGGGCGGATAGGCATGGTTTCCGGTGGTCAAGTATCAGGCAGTTTCCGATTCAACTATTTAATAAAAGGAAATAATAATAATGACTGAACGTCAATATAAAATCCAGGATGTCGAAACTGAGAAGATTTCTCGGGAAACCCCGCTTACTATCTCACGTGTGCATCGCAGGTCAGACGGAGGAGTGGATGTGTTTCTGGCCCTCTCCGCTGAGCAAACGTATGTTCTGTTGGAATACGCTCTTATGAGTCTCACCGCTAACGGGTTTGTTAAGATCCTTGAGGTAGAGCAGCGCGAGCAGGACAAGACCCCCCAATCAGCGGAAGGTCAAGGCCCGCAAGAGGAAGCAACCACTGTAACAATCGGTAAGCAGATTCACTAACATGGCTAAGCATCTGATAATCCCGGATGTTCAGGCCAAGGACGGGGTTCCTTTAGACCACCTTAGGTGGGTCGGACAGTATGTTGTTGACAAGAAACCGGATGTATTAGTTTGCATTGGGGATTTTGCGGACATGCCTTCCCTCTCCTCTTATGATGTGGGTAAGAAATCCTTTGAGGGGCGGAGATACAAGCAGGATATCGAAGCCTCCCACCATGCAATGGGAACCTTGCTGCACCCCCTACACACGTTTAACAAGCAGGCCAAGAAAAACAAAGAGAAGCAATACCACCCTCGCATGGTCCTGACTCTTGGGAACCATGAGGAACGCATCAACCGTGCTGTTGACGACGATCCTAAGCTTGACGGGACTATCTCTATTGATGATCTTGGATACAAGGAATACGGGTGGGAAGTGTATCCGTATCTTGAGCCTGTTGTAATCGACGGAGTAGCCTACTGTCTACATCCTGACCACAAGGTATTGACAACAGACCTTCGGTATATTCCTTTACGGGATATGAAGGTTGGGGATAAACTGATTGGGTTTGATGAGCAGCCCGGCGGACAACGGGAACCTAGACAATATAGAACTGCCACCGTCGAGAAACACGATCTCGATTATGCCCCACTATTCTCAGTAAAACTCTCTGACGGTAAAGAGTTTAAAGTTACCAAAGAGCATCAGTGGTTTGTTCATAATGGCAGTACCTATGTATGGAAGGAAACCTCCCAGCTTCGGGTGGGTTATGACACAATTCCAAAACTATTTGATGAGTGGGCACAAATCGAGGATCGAGATGCAGGATGGTTAGCGGGAATCTTTGATGGGGAAGGCTATATTAGTAAACCTAACTCCAAACAAGGAGGATTGCAAATTGGATTTGGTCAGAATGAAGGGCTAGTCTTAGAGAAAACCACATCGTATCTTAAACATTATGGTTATGAACCACTGCAATACAATGGTCGTAAATGCCGAATGGTGAAAATTGGGGGCCCTTCTAATGACAAGCTCAAGTTTCTTGGGCAGATACGCCCAGAGAGATTGATTCAGAAATTTAAACCTGAAATGCTTGGCCGTTTGCAGAAGAGAGATAATTACTCGTCTCCACACATAGTGTCCATTACACCCATTGGGGAAGGCGAGATTGTAAAGATTCAAACCTCAACCAAGACAATGATCGTCGAAGGATTTCCTCATCATAACTGCCACTTCTTTACCACTGGTATTATGGGCCGTCCTGTTACCTCCGCTGCTGCTTTGCTTAACAAGAAGCACCAGTCATGTGTAATGGGCCACGTTCAAGGCAGGCAGATTGCCTTTGCGACGCGGGCTGATGGGAAGCAAATGACCGGCATCTTTGTCGGCGGTTGCTACCAACATGACGAAGACTATCTAAAATGGCAGGGCAACGCCCAGACGTGGCGGGGTGTGTGGATGCTGCACGAAGTTAACGATGGTGCATTTGATGAAATGCCAGTGTCCCTCAACTATTTGAAGAGGAAGTATGAGTAAGGCCATTCATTGGTGTGATGATATAGGAACAGGATACATTCCGTTGAAAGACAAGGACCCAAGTGGAAAAGATCTTAAAGAGCCTGGAACAAAAGGAGACCTCGGAAAGTCTCCCGTTACACAGGGATGTTTGCATTACTTTCCGAGAGCACTTTCGGATGTTGCAAGGTTGTCCGCAATTGGTGCGAGTAAGTATTCATGGCGTGGGTGGGAATCT